AAAGATGTACCTATGATTTAACAACTATAGGCATTGCGGCTGTTAAAAATACGTTTTCAAAATCAGAAGGAGTTGTAATAGATTATGTTGACCCTGCAAATTTAGTATGGTCGTACACAGAGTCTCCATATTTTGAAGATATATATTATGTAGGGGAAATAAAAAGAGTCCATTTAAACGAGCTTAAAAAGCAATTTCCAATGCTTACCGAAGATGATCTAAAAGAAATATCTCAACAATCATACTCTAACAATGGATTTTATGATCGAACGCTAACAAACTACGACGAAGACGACTCTAATACTGTTCAGATACTTTACTTTAATTACAAAACTTACGCAAATGAGGTTTATAAAGTTAAAGAAACGGCAACAGGTGCTTCAAAGATTATTATTAAAGATGATCAGTTTGACCCTCCCGCTGAACTTTTAGAGCAAAGAGGATTAGGTAGAATGTCAAGATCTTTAGAGGTTTTATATGAAGGCGTTAAAGTATTAGGCGGTAAAACATTAAAGTGGGAGCTTGCTAAAAACATGATGCGCCCTAAGAGCGATTATACTAAAGTTAAAATGAATTATAGTATTGTTGCTCCAAGAATGTATAAAGGTAAGATTGAATCATTAGTAAGCCGTATTACTGGTTTTGCCGATATGATTCAGTTAACCCATTTAAAGCTACAGCAAGTAATGTCAAGAATGGTGCCAGACGGTGTTTATCTTGACGCAGATGGATTAGCGGAAATTGATTTAGGTAATGGGACTAATTACAACCCACAAGAAGCATTAAATATGTTTTTCCAAACAGGTTCTGTAATCGGTAGATCATTTACTCAAGACGGGGATATGAACCCAGGTAAAGTGCCTATTCAAGAAATTACAAGCGGCGCAGGCGGAAGTAAATTAGCCGCGTTAATTAATACATACAATTATTATTTGCAAATGATCCGCGATGTAACAGGGCTTAATGAAGCTAGAGATGGCAGCACGCCTGATTCTAGAGCTTTAGTTGGTGTGCAAAAAATGGCGGCTGCAAATTCTAATACAGCTACACGTCACATTCTGAATGCTGGATTGTTTTTAACCTCAGATTTATGCGAAGGATTGTCGTTAAGAATATCTGACATAATAGAGTATTCACCTACAGCGGAAGCATTTATACATAAAATAGGTAATCAAAATGTAGCGGTGCTTTCTGAAATGAGTAATTTACATTTACATGACTTTGGTATATACATCGAACTGCAGCCCGATGAGGAAGAAAAAGCTTTATTAGAAAACAATATACAAGCTGCGGTCGCAGGGGGATTAATAGACTTATCTGATGCTATTGATCTTAGGGAAATTAAAAATATAAAGTTAGCTAATCAACTGTTAAAAATAAGAAGAGCTGAAAAGCAGAAGAAAGATCAGATGATGCAGCAACAAAATATTGAAGCTCAGGCTCAGGCAAATGCCCAGGCTCAGCAAGTAGCCGCTCAAGCTGAGGTACAAAAAAGCCAAGCGCTAACACAGCAAAAAATTGCATTAGAACAAGCTAAGGCTCAAATTGACGCTCAAAAATTAATGCAAGAAGCTAGCTTGAAAAAAGAATTAATGGAATTAGAATTCCAAATGAATATGCGTCTAAAAGGCATAGAGGTGCAGGGTCGCAAAAAGGAATTAGAAGAAAAAGAAGATAGAAAAGACCAAAGAACTGGATTGCAAGCAACGCAGCAAAGTGAATTAATAAATCAAAGAAAAAACAATTTACCCCCAAAAAACTTTGAATCCTCCGGTAACGATATACTTAGCGGAGATTTTGACTTAGGTTCCTTTGAGCCTAGGTAATAATAATAGTAGTAATTATATAATATTTTATCATGTCAGAAGAATTAAAACCCCAAGATCAAGTAACAGAAGAAGTAGTTGATCAAAAAGAGCCAGGTCCAGTTTCAGTGGATGATGGTGTAATTAAAGTAAATCTAAGCGAATTAAACAAACCACAAGAAGATGCCGTTCAAGAACAAAGCGCAGATGCAAGCGATGATGCTGTCGGACAACCCGAAGACACGCCAAGTAGCGAAGAAGTGGTTGAAGAAGTACGGGAGCCCGTCCAAAATGAGGAAACCTCCATTCAAGCTGAAGAATCAGTTCTTCAAGAAATAACAGAAGAAGAGGTACAAGAAAAAACAGAAGAGCTTGAGGAGCAAGTAGAACAGGCTCTGGTGGAGGCTGACGCCGGAATTGAATTACCTGAAAACATACAGAAGGTAGTTGAATTTATAAATGAAACAGGCGGTACATTAGAGGATTATGTAAAACTAAATACAGATTATTCTTCATTAAATGAAAAACAACTGTTAAAAGAATATTACGAAACAACAAGACCTCACCTTGAGTCAGATGAAATATCTTTTTTAATGGAAGATAACTTTTCATATGACGAAGAGCTTGACGAAGAAAGAGATATACGTAAAAAGAAAATAGCTTATAAAGAAGAGCTAGCTAAGGCTAAAAGCCATTTAGAAGGTTTAAAGTCTAAATATTACGATGAAATAAAAGCTGGATCAAGATTAAATCCTGACCAGCAAAAAGCAGTTGAATTTTTCAACCGCTATAATAAGGAAAAGGAAGCTAACCTTAAACAAGCTGAACAACAGAGTTCTATATTTAATAAAAAAACCGAAAGTGTTTTTTCTAAAGATTTCAAAGGTTTTGATTTCAATGTTGGAGAAAAAAAATTTAGGTTTAAAGTAAATAATATAGATGAAGTTAAGACTACCCAAGGCGACATTAACAATTTTGTCAAAAAGTTTTTGAATGAAAAAAATGAAATGTCAGACGCCGCAGGTTATCACAAATCTTTGTTTACAGCAATGAACGCTGATACAGTTGCTCAGCATTTTTATGAGCAAGGCAAAGCGGACGCTATGAGAGGAAGCATAGAAAAATCTAAGAACATTGATATGGAGCCCAGAGGGACCCATGAAAAAGTCAAAGCTTCTAATGGTTGGTCGGTGCGATCTGTTTCTGGCGGAGATTCAGCTTCTTTCAAAATTAAAACTAGAAGATAAAACAACTTTAAATTTAAAAAATTATGGGACAATTTGCAAGTCCGGCGCAGGGTGCACAGTTAAATCACTTGACACCTCGCCCAACACAGTCGTTGTTTAACGACAACTACCTATCCCTTTCGGATATGGTTTTTACACAACAATTTTTACCTGAAGTGTATGAAAAAGAAGTAGAGCGCTACGGAAATCGTACAATTTCAGGATTCCTACGTATGGTAGGTGCAGAAATGCCTATGGCTTCTGACCAGGTAGTATGGTCTGAGCAAGGGCGTTTGCACGTGGCTTACGACGACATTACGGTTACAGCCGTTGATAATGTTATTACGGTTCCTGCTGCTGCTGGAGGTGGTAGCAAAAACTTAGTATCAGTTGGCAATACTATTGTGTTTGCTGATTCAGATGGACTTAACGTTGAAAAATGTTATGTGCAAAGTGTTTCAGTTACCAGTGGTGGTGTTGCTTCTTTGACCGTGGCTGCCTACAGTGGCGCTGCTATTGATACGACTACTTATGGAACCCTAGGAGATAACAGACTATTTGTTTACGGATCTGAGTACGCTAAAGGGACTTCTAACGCGGGTAGCGCAATTGATGCTTCTTTAACTACTTTTAGCAACAAGCCAATTATTCTTAGAGATAAGTACGCTGTTAGCGGTTCTGATACTGCGCAGATTGGATGGGTTGAAGTTACTACTGAAGCTGGAACGTCTGGATATTTATGGTATTTGAAGTCTGAGCACGAAGCTCGTATTCGTTTTGAAGACCAATTGGAAATGGCCATGATCGAAGCTGAGCAATCTGCTGCTGGAATTACTCCTGCTGCAAACGGATCTAACGGACAGCCTCTAGGTGGTGGTAACACGCTAACTGGAACTGAAGGTCTTTTCGCTGCTATTGAAGATAGAGGTCTTGTATATGAGGATGCTAACTTTGGAGGAACTATTGGATTAGACGACTTTGATAGCATCTTGCAAGAACTTGATAAGCAGGGAGCTATAGAAGAGAATATGATGTTCTTAGACAGATCAACTGCTTTGGGGATCGACAATATGTTAGCTGCTCAAAATGCTTACGGAGCGAACGGAACATCTTACGGTGTATTCGAGAACTCAGAAGATATGGCGCTTAACTTAGGTTTCTCTGGTTTCCGTAGAGGGTCTTATGACTTTTACAAAACTGATTGGAAATACCTTAATGATTCTGCTACACGTGGATTAATTGGGGATGTTGAAGGTTTAATAGTACCAGCTGGAACTTCTACAGTATACGATCAGATTTTAGGTAAAAACATTTCAAGACCTTTCTTGCATATCCGCTACAGAGCCTCTGAAGCTGACGATAGAAAAATGAAGTCTTGGATCACTGGATCAGTTGGAGGTAACTATACTTCTGACGAGGATGCAATGAATGTACACTTCTTATCAGAAAGATGTTTATGTGTCCAAGCTGCTAACAATTTCGTATTGTTAAAAACAAATCCTGCGGTAACACCGTAAATTTACATAAGTAAGGTTTACCCCTGATGTATTTTCAGGGGTAGCTCTTACCTTTATTAATTATTTAATTTTATTATATTATGGCTAAAAAAGTCAAAGCAGAAGAAACTGTTGAGGTTGCACCTCAAGAGGTTGCGGTAAAAAAAGCGGCACCAACAAAACCACAATGGGAATACAAAGATAGGACTTATGTTCTAAAGGGGCGTAAAACACCACTTGTGTATGCAATGAATTCAAGGCATACTCAAAGAAAACCATTGTTATATTTTGATAAAGAACTTGGCTATCAAAGAGAATTAAGATACGCTACTAATCAGCCAACACCGTTTGTTGATAAACAAAAAGGGCCCTCAACGCTGGGAAGAATTATGTTTAGAGACGGCACATTAACTGTAAAAAAAGAAGACGTTAACTTGCAAAAATTATTGTCTTTGTATCATCCTTATAAAGATAAAGTCTACACAGAGTTTGATCCAGTAAAGGTTTCTACAAATGAATTAGACTGGATTGAGTTAGAATTTAAGGCAATATCTTTGGCACGTGAAATGGACATAACAGAAGCAGAAGGCGTATTAAGAACAGAGTTTGGAAGTAAAGTTACAGAACTGTCTTCAAGTGAACTCAAGCGTGATCTTTTAATTTTTGCTAAACGTAACCCAGGGTTATTTATTGAACTTGCTACAGACGAAAATGTTCAACTACGCAATGTAGGGGCAAGAGCTGTAGAACAAGGAATTCTTAGATTATCACAAGATCAAAGAACATTTACATATGGTGAATCAAATAGAAAGTTAATGACTGTTCCTTTTGATGAGCACCCATATTCAGCTTTAGCTGCATTCTTTAAGACTGATGAAGGAATGGAAGTTTATAAAGCACTTATAAAGAAACTTAAATAGTTATCCATAGTGGTTAGGCCACCTTATGGGTGGCTTAATTACTATAAATAAAAAAACATATGGTTAATATAGATTCTGTTTACCAAAGAGTTTTAGGTATACTTAATAAAGAGCAAAGAGGTTATGTAACCGCTCAAGAATTTAATTTATTCGCCAATCAAGCACAGGATGATTTATTTGAACAATATTTTTATGACATAAATCAATTTGGTAGACTTCATGGTAATGATACAGAATACTCAGACATGCTTAATATTCTTAATGAAAAAATAAGCGAGTTTGAAACCACCGCACTGCTATCAAGAGACGCAACAAATACTTTTTTTGAATTGCCTGCTGACATATATAGAGCAGGTACTGTCATTTACGATAACACAACTACTAACGGTTTTGGCGTAACTACAACGGAGCCAATAGAAGCCGAAAGAGTGAATAGAAATGAAATTCTATACATTAACTCATCTCCACTAACTAGACCTATTAATACGCGTCCTGTGTATACACAGAATACAAGCGGCATCAATGTATATGGCAACAGCGAACTAGATGCCAATGTAAGGTTAAATTATATTAGAAGACCAGCTAGGGTTCAGTGGGCATATCAAATTGTTTTTGAAGAGCCGCTATATGATGCGTCAAATTCAGTTAATTTTGAATTGCATCCATCGGAAGAGGTTGAGTTGGTTATTAAAATATTAGAGTTATCCGGTATTTTAATTAAAGATTTAGGGTTATACCAGGTTTTTGATAAAGAAGAGCTAGAACAGATAC